AATCGGTCATGGTCAAAAGAGCCCCATCGATTTGAGTGAATGAAGTCAAAATCATTGTGCTATCACCTACTACAACGCCAGCGCCCGCGAGGCTGCTAGGTTGGTTTTGTACGAATTTAAATTGGTCGGCCATATAATTATTCAGTTATATAATTATTACCCTCTGTGGTCTTAGTTGCGTTATTTCCAAACCGTAAAATCTCCCACTGATAATCGACTCCAATGCTTGAATAGGTTGTTTGTTGTTCGTAGTAAGGAAGCCGCGAATATCTCCGAACGACACGAAACTTCGGCGGTAACGCATTGGCGTTTTGTGTTTGAAGCGTGCTTCCTAAAGGATTTTTACCGAGAGAAGATTTACCTAGAGAATTGTTAGCACTCAACCTACAAACATAATTTGCTGTTCCAACAATATCTTTTGAGCTCATGGTCGCACAGCCGTCTATGTCGTACTGAACAGTTTGAGTGATTGTTGCGTTAGAGCTGATGTACCCCTCGGTAAAATATTCATCGAAAGATTTTGTTTCTGTTGGTATTCCACTGTTGTTGAAAGAAAACACCATACTCACAGGGATGGCAGCGCCGTTGTCGTTATACCCATCAAAAAGTTTGTAGGTTTCTGATGTAAGGTATGAATGCCCGTATATCGCCCCATCAATTTCTGAGAATCGAGCAATTGGAATGGTCTGTGGCGCTTCCCAGTAATGTTGCACGTTTGCCGAAGAATCAGTCATGTTGTAGATGCGTACGACCCCTTCTTTTGGCACAGCCATATACAAAAACATTTTGCTGTACTTAGCCGAACCATCGTCAAAATCGTAGCTATTCATGTCGTTTACGATCGGAAAAGAAATATCAGTCACTTGCTGGGTGAGCACTACATTATCGACGCGGCCAAGACGGTTCATAATCGGCTCAAACGAAAGGTAGGCGACATCGTTTTTAATTTTGGTTACCCATGCCTGACTTTGGGCTGATTGGAGACCAGTGGTTTTAAGACGATCAATGGTCAATTGCTCAGCTGTTAAGTCAGAACTTAAAGTAAATTTAGTTTGGTAAGCCTGATCTTGGCCTGCAAAAATAACCATCTCAGATTCTTGAGGAATGAACGCGTTAGGAGTGCCGTCAAGCGTAAGAATTGCGCCCTCTCCAACAAGTCGAACTGGTGCGGTAAAGCTGTAATCTTTAAAATCATTAACCTTAGAAACATACGTTTGTCGGTCAGTGAGCGAGCCAATATAAATTTGATTTTTTAAATTGGCAATAAGCGCGTTTTTGAAAGCTGCTGGAAGACCAGTAATCGTTGAGTTCGCACTAGTTGTTACGGTTTGTTGGACAATCGTGTTAGCAGCAATAGCCGAAAAATCGACCGAGACACCTGTAAGAGTTGTTGTCCCTTCTCCGCCTGTATAAGTGGCGGTTACTCCGTTGATGGTAATTGATCTACCAGCAAGAGCCTGAAAAAAACCTTCTTCTGCCCAGCTTTTTGTGCCAGTTTTAGTGACGGTGTTTACTGTGGCCGAGGCCATAGTAGTCACACCACCAGACCACTGATAAATATTTGACGATCCATTTACAAAAAGGATTTCATCTTTGCTTTCGGTGGTATTCCAAAACGTGTCAAAATTAAAATTGACCGAAGTAAGGCTGGTCATAAGATCAATCCAGTACACCTGTCCAGCGGTAAAAGTGTTACCCATCCATTTATCACCTGCAGCAGCTACGTAGCGGTATTGTAGTTTGCCATCATTACCAGCAGACGTCAGAAAACCAGCTCGGAGATGACGAAAATCACCCACATGACGCTCCCAGTCGTACGCAGCAAGAATCGGAGCAATAGCAGTACTTGATTGCCCATCGAGTGTGTAACCCTTGCGGGTAGCCCAGCGGTTTGAGGTGTTTGTCAAACAATTCTTAGACCCAACAACAAGCACACCAGGTGGTAAATCTGTTATATCTTCTCGGTTACGATACCCAAGCCCAGAATGGCTGATAATACTAAAATCATTGGCTTGAGTATTTTTTGGTGATTTTGAGTGCACAATCGCCATATTTTAGTAGCCATAACGCGCGCGAGCCATTCCAGTTCCATACTGAGTGCGCGAAGGTTGATAATATTGTGAAGATGGTTTAGAAACCTCACTTTTGTACATGCTTTTGTATCTTGCGAGGTTCTCATTGTATTGCTGGGCAAAATAGTTAGCATCAAACATAAGCGCGTCACGTCCCTGAATCTGCTGAGATGCCTGATAACACACTTGATTCAAGAAAAGCGGGTAAGATTCCACGTCGAGGTTAATAAGGTTGCTGTTGTCGGTGACCTTTTCTTGGAAAGCGCCTGTTATTGAGTCGCGGAATAGGTACTTTGAGTAATATTCGAGGTTTAGAATAGTGCCGAGAGTCGAAACAACATCATTTAAACGCACTGCAGTTTGTAGTGTGCCGTCATATGTCCAAGTAACTCGGCAATACGTGATAGAAGACGGGTCGGGCGAGCCAGTAACCGCCATACTTGCCCATGGAAACTGCAACAAATTCCAACCGTTCTGAAAAACCGTATTTTGTTGTGTTACAGAAGTGCTAAGGCTGTAGTAGGCGGACGAAGAAGACCCAAAACGAAGTTGTACGGCTGTTACAGCAGTTGAAGACGGTAGATAGGTATACAAAAACTGAGTAGCTTGGTTGAGGTAGGCCGATAAGTCCTGAGCCTGCATGGTTGAGTTCTCAAGATAGCCTGTTGTTTGGCCAGCAAGAAGGTTAAATACTAGTGAACTACCACCAGCGACCCAATTAACATAGTCGGCTTGCACATCCGAAGCTCCACCACCCACCACCCATGTACCGCCCCCGTCTGTTGGTGAGGTAGCGAGGTTAATTGGAATAGGTGCTGACTGATTCGGGGCGCTAATACGCATGGTTTTGAGCCCAGAATTAAACTGGACAGTAAACATGTCTTGAAAGGTCGAGGTTTTCAGCTGGTCAAAGAATTGGTTGTATTGTTGTAGCCAATTATCAGACGGGTAACGACGAACCTGCGGAGCAATATCAATTACCTTATTGCCTTTAAGATCAACAGGGACAGCATAGTCAAATACTTGGTTGTAAATTGGCGTAACAAACGGGGTTATGCGTTTAGTTTCTTGCGGGTCAACATCTAAAAGAATTTGCCGAGCGGCACGATTATAAAGACCATACAAATTAACGATTTGATTGGTGTTTTGGCCGTGCATCATTGCACCCAAATCGGTAGTTACGTCTCCGATTGAATATGGCATAGAGGAATAGGCTTATCCCGCCTCGTATAAACGAAGCGAAGAAGACTACTGAGAAATATCTTGCCAGCGAGTACCGTCGAAAATAAGCGTTACGAGCGAACCTACAGCGTAGGCAGCCGCGATATTGTTGGCTACGTTCAAATGGCTTTTAATCGCGTCAGTACCATGACCATTTAAATTGAGGGTATTTGCGCCAGCCTGGAGGGTGTGAGCCAAGAGGATAGTAATCTGTAACCCAGCAGCAACGGGCACTGCGGTGCCTGCGGAATTAAGTAAGGCACCGACAATAGCGTTGTTCGCGCCTGTTTCGGTAGCAACATAGTTTGTTACCTGTGTTTGAGTGTTTGCACCAGCCGAAACAGCGAGGCCACTCCATACAGGTGAAGCCGATGTGCCAATGTTCTGGTACACAGCTTTTACGCCTGTCCCAGAATCGGTTTGAGTGATAAGACATCCATGCTCAAAAACATTTGCAGTTGTTGGCGGGGTGCCCGTACATTTGGCAAGCATTGCCAACTGGCTCTGTGAAGACGGGGCGTTTTCAGCTTCCGTCAAAGCGATCCAGCAAGTTGAAGAGATTGGAGAATAAAAATTTGCAGACATAATTTTCTGTTATCCCAAAGGGTGGGGACAAATTGTCACCACCCTTTTTGGCTTAGATTAGCTTAAACACCAGTCGAACCAACTACACCAGAATAGTCTGGAACAAAGTATGATTCACGGAAGTTACCCTGGTAGTTGTAAGTACGGTTTGTTGAGTTCTGCCATGGGGTAAGAGCAGTCTCGATACCCTGACGGATCAAACGAGAGAAAGAATGGAACTCAGTCATCAAGAACCAAGCAGTAGCAGAGCCACCAGCAGCCAAACCGAGGTAAGGACTCGAGTAAACTTTGATGCCGTAAGCTGAGCGCCAGACGTTGAGCGCGTTGTTAGCGTCATCAGCAACAAGGGCGGATTCAGTTTCTTGGATTGCTTTCATGAACAATTCTGGGGGAACAAGAAGGTACGCCGGGGTACCACCAATAACATTACCTGCCTGATCAACCTGTGTGCGAAGCGCAATCGTGGCGCTGTTCAACGTAAGATTGCTCAAAGCACCAGAAACAACGTTAGATGTCGTGCCACCACCGATAAGAGGGTGAGCAGCGTTGATAGCAGAAACACCATCAGCAGTTAAAGTCGTAGTGAACGCATTGCGGTACAACCCGAAAGCGTTGCTGTCTTGTGTCAAGCGAGCTTTACGAGCAAACTCTTTAACGTTCTGCGACCAAACTTGGTGCATGTTGTCATCGAAAAGATCTTTCGAGATCGGCATCGAGTTTGCGTAATCGCCAACAAGAACCGTATATTTGTTGGTAATCTGCGGAGTGCCTTGTGGAACCTGTTGGATTTCACCAATTTTTGGCCAAAAGCCAACTGGTTTGTTGATCTCACCAATGTACGCTGCACGATCGATGTTCATTTGTTTAAACAACGCGCCAGTAGTAGCGGTGGCGATGCCTGGAGTGCCTGCATCGTACGAAAAAGCTTGGTAAAACACGTCATCAAGCTCGGTTTGTACGACCGCAAAATTATTACTTTCTAAAAACATATAAGGTTAAGTATGGGTGATTGAAATAAGCGTTTTTAACCTTAGCGTTTTATGATTTTACTAAGCGAGGTAGTTCAAACCTTTGCGGAAAGAAATGCGTACCTTGCCTGGATATTTTGCGATGTCGAGAGGCTCAACAACACAACCGTTGTTTGCGCTGTCTGAAGCGAGGGCGGTGTAAACACCAGCAGTCAAATCGAGCAAGATGCGTTTTCCAACAAGAGCGTCGTATTCAGCTTGAGTGTCCCAAGTAGCAGCAACTTTTGGAGAAACCAGCCATGTGGAATCGTTGTCAAAAATGCGCTGTACGTCGACGTAACCGTCAACTGAAGCGGTTTCTGTTGAGAGGCTCGAAGTGATGCCTGCAACGTAATCGGTGCCTACTGTTGGCATGTTAGTAGCCATAGCAACGACGTAACGCTGACCAAGGGCTTTAGTTACTGGGATACCAGAGGCAATAGAGCCAGCTGATCCAGCCTGTACCAACTCTGGTTTAGAGCCAGTAGCTTCGTTAATTTGATCGTACGAGAGAAATTGTGGCTGAGGAGTAGCCATATAAAATTTAAATGATTAGTGCACTCGCGCGGCCATCAAGTTTTTTTTCAGTAGAGCAATTTTAGAGTCACTCCACTTCGCGGCTTTCAACTCATCGAGCTGCGCGGGCGAAAGAATGTTGTCTGGTACGTCTACCGTGGCGTCACCTGAAATTGATGCTGAACTTTTTAACTGACTGCGGTTTGCGAGAGCTAATTTAGCTTCTTTAAGTTCTTTTGCTTGCTGCCGAATCTTTTCCTCTAGCGCGGCCTGAGCTTGCAACACTTTATTGGCTGCAAAACGTTCTTCGAGCTTTCGGTCAAGTTTGGCGTCAAGATCTTCTTCGACATCTTCAGGCTCAGAGATTTTTCCCTTTGCTTTCAACATGCCTTTGCGATAGTTGTCGCGCTCTGCCTCGACTTTCTTTAGATTGTCGAGCAAAACACTCACCATCTCTAATTCGTCAGCCCCGGCAGCCTCGGGCTGTTTATTTTCAACTGCACTGTTCCCTGCGGCAGCGCCAGGGATTGATTCAACTGCCCTTACGTCTTCAGCCATAGATTTAAATGCTTGGTAGCATCAAAGATTAAAAAACGAACCTGGTTGAGAGGTTCGTTCCAATGATGGATAATCCGGTAAACGCTAAGCAAACCGGTGTCACCCAGCATTGGAATAAAGCTCCCAATGTGCTTAGCGTTTTTTGTGAGTTGTTAAGTATTGTTAGCCCACTTTTTTTTCGGTGTTTTCGATCGGAATATACTCAAGCTCTTCAATTATTTCTCCATCATTATTTTTAGTAGACACTATTGGCTCACGAAAACACTCGTCTAGAGCTACATTGATGCGATTCATGTGCAGTGCGTGTTCGTAACTCATAATTTTTCTATTAAATCAACAATCGATTTTTGTATCCCGAGATTGTGAATCATCATTTTTCCAGCTAGTACTTGTTCCCAGTCGGTGCTAGAGAGCACAGCTTTTTCGATCGCTTTTTGTTTGATTGTTTCTTGGAAAATTTGCCAAAGCTGTAACTGAGATAAAACTTTTATTTCAGTTTTTAAATTTTTTACTTCTTGTTCGGTGAATAATCGGCCACCGATAAGCGCCCTACCGTTTTGTGACTGTACGACTTGATGCGGATTTACTAGCCAGTATTCTTTAATGTATTGTTGTTTAAGCTCTTGTTCGCGAGCGGCTACGTATTCCAGAGCATTCTTTTTATGCCCATCAAGTAACCCGCGCTCATACGCTTCATTGATCTGCTTACCAGCTCTCAGACTCACTAGGTAGTTTTTGATCTGCTTTGTTTTTCTCTTCCAAAAATTCTTTAACTTCATCTTCATAGCGTTTGCTTACTTGATTTAAAGCATGTTGCCAGCCGATCTTGTACCCGTCTCCAAACCCTTGGACGTTTCGGTCTTGTCCGAAGTCTACAACCTCCTCACCGAACCATCGCATCATCAGTTTGTATTTGAGACGCTCCCACCATGTGATGAGCTCAACGTCTTGTTTGCGGCAGGAAGTGCATTTCATACTATTTGTTTTTAAGAATTTCTCTTTCTCCAGCAAGTAGAGCGGCCATAGTTGGGTTTGTGACTGCTTCAACTGGTAAGATAGGTGGCATATTTTGGATATGACCTGTTCCGCCCGCGCTCCCACCTGCACCACCAATGCTTGCTTTCACTTCAAACGTCTGAACCATCTTAACAGTTACGCTTTGTATGTCTGGGTAGCGCGCGAGAAGGGATTGTAGCTCGATTTTGAATTGGTCGTTCATACTACTTTTTTAATCCTTCTTCGCGGCGCTTGATAACTGTATCGGTCATGTTAGTGAGGTTTTTTACCGTCTCAACAACCTGTGCTTTATACTCTTCTACTTCGTGGGCTTTCAGTTTAGCGTCACTAGCTTCGCGTTCGGCGATTTCTTTAGCTTCGTCTTCCTGCAATTTGATAGTAAGCAGGTTAAGTAGGCCAAACAAATCATCTTCTTTTTTTTCTTTCAAATATTCTTGCAGTCTTTGTACGGTAATGAGCGCCAAATCTTCGTGGGTGTAGCCATCAGTTAAGACGGTATTGTCTTGAACGACGGTACCGCCTGAGCGCGGAAGGTTGAAGATTTTAACGATCTTCATGCGCTGGGACATTGGAATCTGGAGCCACTGAGGAATTGTGAGTTGAGGGGTAAGCATAGCGTTTTAGCGATTCATGGCCTGTTGGCCTAAGTTATATTTATTCTGAGGTTGTGGTACGACAGGAGATTTCGTGCCAAACATACTTTCATTAAATTTCGGCATTTCAGCGGGTTGCGGTAGTTGTTGGCCAGCCATGTTGAGCATGCTTGGCATAGGCTGCGCGGCGGGCATTCCTGGCTGTTGTTGCTGCTGGATGTATTTTTTTGGATCTCGGCGCGTCGTTGGCGTAGTCTGCAAAATCAATTCCCAGATAGATTCTTGGTTAGCGATTGGGTTCTGTACGCCGCGGTCGTAGACCTCAAGGTTGTACGCGCGTTCTACATCGTCACTTAGCGGGTTCATTACGTCTGGGTTGACGAGAGTCTGGAACTTCAAGTTGCGGAATACTTCTGGATTTACCAGAGCAAGCTCTGTGTCCGATGTCAAGCCGCCTTGACGTTCAAGAATGTCGTAGCTGGTGTTTAAAACTTCCTGCTTGCCCATTTTGTCAGGCAAGGAGTTGTCGAATACGATATGACGTACCTTGTTTTTGCCATCTATTTTTTTAGGCACTACAAAAGTTTTGAAAATAAGCTCTGGATTATCAGTGATTTTTTGAGCGTCAGCAATGGTTAAATACTGCAAAGCATCGCCGACCCAGAGGGTGCCGAGCTGTTTAACAAAGCTCCCGACCATGTTGACAAACAGACCAAGTACGGTGTTGCGCTCTTGTTCGCGTTTGCTGATCTCGTAAGCAGTAGCAGCGCCAGCATTTTGTGGGCTAACTGGTTGTTGGCCGCTAGTATTGATACTTTCTTCTACTTTGCCAAGAGCTTCTAAACCAACCTTAATGTCGATGCCAGATTCAAGAGCTTGCAGCTTAGAGTTAGGATTAGAAAGCGTGGTGACTTTGCCCGGAACAACAACGTTTTGATCTTCAAGTTCATCACCGATAACAGCGTAGGCAGGGAAGAGGTTAAGATACGTACGATCAATAATCATCGGGTACAACGTATTGATGATATTGGCGTCCTGCATGAGCTTGAACGCTGTAGATTTGTAGTAAAAACAGCGGTTATTGATTGGCTCAAAACCAAATTTGGTAAACGGGTAACGCTTGTCATTGCGCGGGTTAGGATTGTCATAACGACCAATCATAACACCGTTTAACATGCGTATTTTTAAGTCTAAACGACGATTCCAGTACGTAACCAACTCACACATGTATGGACGCATGTTGTAGTCGTACACCTGATAGAAGGTGGCGTTAGCGTCGTTGTAAAGAATCTGCATGCCTGGGGAGACATACTGAAAATTTGGATCATCCCCAAACATGGCTTTGGCGGTCTCATAAGAGATAACTTGACGCCAAATAAGCCAGTTTTGTTTCTGGATATTTGGTTCAAAAAAGTTTTCAATAAACAGCTCATCAGGGCTAACAACTTGAGCTTTAAAGCCCGAAAGCACGTCATCGATGATAGTTTCCTCCCTATAACTACCATCGGCGTTCTGTTCGCGCTTCACCGTGCGCTCGACTTCGTTGTATTCAACGTGGACGAATGACGCGGGGTTCACAAGCGCGGAGAGTACCGCGTAGAGCGCGACCATCGTGTAGTCAGCTTGCTCACCAATGTATTCTAGCAAGTCGCTCATCACTTGTGCTGCTTCTTTCTGTACTTCACTCGACTCATTGTGCGCAACGATGTGAGGAAAGATAAGGCGCGCGGTCGCGTGAGCGGCGATACTGATACACTGATTGCGGACGATCGGGCGCAGCGCGCGTGAGTGCCAAGACTGAGAATCGCCTTCGTACGGCTGACCGTTGTTCGCTTGGTAGGTGTTAAAAGCCATCTGATCGACCATAGCACGCTGGATAACGGCTAAGTCGTTAAATTCCTGTCGGGGCGTATACATGTTCAGGTAGCCGAGCGTGAAGTGCTTGAGCACCATATCACGCACTTGTTTCTCTTCATCGCTCGGACGATACCCCGAAACAGGATCGGCTTTTTCGCCCATCTGTTCTTTGATGCGGATTGAGAGTGGTTCAATTGATCGCGTTGTTTCGTTGTATTTTCCGACGATAGACATATTTTTAAAATTATTTGCAATCTAGGGTCAAAGATTGAATTACTTTTCAACTACCTGATTTTTTCCCACTTCCTCAAAATCTCTAATTGACATTTCGTAGAGCCAATTACTGCTCTGACTGAAACAATCCTTTACGAGGTCTTTAACGTACTTGATTCTTTTTTCGTCGTTAAACGTAGCATCTACTACGGTGAGAACTTTACCTTGTAAGTGCTTTAGAATACTTAGTACTCGATAAGCATTTAAAGGTTTTTCGTCACCCGTAAACATTTCATCAACTATTGGTTCGATGGTTTCGGTATTTCCGAGAGTATCAACGCTTTGAAGCTCTCCTTTTTCGTAAGCTTCCTCAGCCATTCTATCGATCTCGTCCATGCCATGTTCATCTTTTGGCATTTTGTCGAAATCAATACTACCATCTTTTTTTAGCGGGTAATCTTGGACAAGATCACCTAAATTTTTATCGGACATAACACAATTAACATAACTTGACCCTAGGTTGTAAAGAACTTTTAAATCGCATCAGGATCATCATTGATCGTCATCGTCATGCTGCCGTTACGCGTGTACGCTTCGGGCTTAACGACGGTCTTAACGTTGAATTCTTTCTGAATTTCTTCGGCGTACTTAGCCATGTGAGGCGGCACAGCAATCTTGGCGTATCCGCTCGCCCCCTCAGGGGAGTGGCGGAAATGCTCAAGGCGCTGTGCAATCTCAGAACGAGTAAGTTTTTCGCCAGGTTGCATCCCGTAAGAAAGTGAGCCCATACTAACGCTTCTTAGGTTTCTTAGCCGCGCTAATATGCTCAACACCAATATCTGCTAAAATATCGCTAGCTAAAGCAAAAATAATATTGTATAAAGCGACTTCTGTCCCGAAAGATTTTTGTTCTACTTCAAATTGTTTGATGGTTTGTTTGGTGAGTTTCATAGAGCGTTTTAAATTTTAATATGCTGTAAATAATTAGTGCTGTAGCTAACAAATTCTTGTTTGCGTTTCTTCTTCTCTGGATCGCTGAGGCGGTGACCAACCCCGAAGTAGCGGAACGCGTCAGCGGCATGGGACGACCAATCGTGATACGGGGAGTTTTTGTACTCCTTACGCTTCTCGTCGTACTCCTTGTGGTAGTTGCCAAGAGCATTCAAGCCTTGCTTGCACTTCTCTTCGTCGAACCAGCACACAGGAAAGATCATACGAGCGGCATTAATGCCGTCATCAATGGGAATATTCGCTACCATGCGAAATTTGATGCCGAGTTTCGCCGCAGTCTCAATACGAGAGACCCCGCTACCCATTTCTCGGACTGCTAGGTCGTGGGGGCCGTTATGCGTTCCGTAAATGTACCCACGTTCTTGCAAGACCTTGGCATAGAAAGGAAACCCTTCACCTGACGCCTCGTAGTAATCGATAACACGGATACTCTGACCATGAGTCTGAGTGAACCAAATAGCTGTAGCATCCCCAACTCCCAAGTCCCACCAGGTATCTACAGGCAAACGGGGCTCGTAAGGAACCTCACCGATACGCTTCTCTTGCTCTGCTTGTCGGAGCGCATTGGCGTAGTAAGCGCCTTGTACAGCAGCATCGAATGAGCAATAGTATTCCTGCAAGAAAAGCGAGTCATCACCGTACTGCTGGAACATTTCGCGCTTCTCTTGGGCAAGACCTACCGGATCGATAACGTGAGTATCATCGACCGTAAGCACCTCACAGTACCAATTCTCTGGGTCGTTCTTGGCGGTCTGGTATAAGTCAAACCCGTGATTCATGCGCCCACGGGGAGTGAAGTTGAATACTGCCCAACCGCCATTTTCTCGTAAGATAGGACGGAGAAAGCCCCAGGCGCGAGGATCTTGTAGTGGGTACTCAGAAAACACACAGCCTACCGGGTTAGTACCCACTAAGCTATCAATGTTATCTGTCCCAATAATTTGAAAGATCGAACCATTTTTTAATTCAATGAGCATGTTCTGATTGTCGGTACGTTTGCGTAGCTCTTCGGGAATGTGATTCAAAAACTTGAAACCATCTTTATCCATACCGTCCCAGAGAATTTTCTTGCCCTGGGCGTAGGTGGGAAAGAGGTAGTAGTACGTCCCGACACGACGGAGCATCTGAGCGACGGTGAGGTTAAGACACGTCTTATCCTTGCCTGAACGACGATGCGCTATCCAGACTGCTCGCTTCTTCCCACTCTCCATCGCTGCCAAGAAGGGAAGTTGATACGGACGAGGCTGGTAATTGTACGGTATTTGGAGCTGTGAGGGCTTCTGGCTGCGTTTGTTTGGCAAGTTGGGCATAAGACACGACATTGATATGAACATCCCCGCTAACGCGAGCGTCGAGCTCTTGGCGATCAGACCACCCAGCGTTCTTGAGCCAGAATATCTCGGCTGCGCCTCCCTTACCAGCAAGGAGCTGACGTTCGACACGGTCTTCAATCTTTGTGCGCGCCCACTCGACGATAGGATGAAAGCCATCGAACTCAGGACGATCTCGATCGCCATACCGGTAGAGCGCCTGACGAGTCATCCCGAGGAAGAGCGCTAAACCGCTAACTGTCCATTTTTCTTCGGGGATGGTTTCAAAATATTTGAGCGTTGCTTGCTCGAACGTTTCGGGAGTTTCAAATATGCGAGCACGCGAATAGAAACTATCGGAAGACATATTATTTGCGTTTCCGCTGAGGCTCATTGCCCTTAACACGGAGCTGACCTTCCGGCGAAAGTTTTGCCCATTGTTCTTGACTGGCGGCTTTGCCGCGCGTCTTGGACTGGGCGAGATCGCCGACGATGATGCGTTTGATCGACATAGGACGATGATTAAGTTTTGGTAAAAATTTAGACCCTGAAATTCTTAGACCCCCCACCCCATAAATTTCGGGTGTACCGGTGGGTGCACCACCCCCACCCTACGGATTAGCACTCTTAGTGTGTGAGTGATAAGGCGTGAGAAGTACTGCTATTAGCCCCTAACTAGGCACAGGACGCGAGATAAGGGGTTAGGATGATAGATTCATCGTCTCGTGCCTTTACGTTTCTATTAGAGGCAAATAGAGGCATGAACAGGGATCAACTGCGTATAGTGTATATTATACTCAGTTTTTACGATGAAAGAAAAACGCTAAGATTAGCGTTTATTTCTTAAATTAGGCCATCGCGAGCAACTCTTTTTTGAGCTGCAGGAAAATTTTTGACAGCTTTTGTGTTTTTAGCGCGCTCTTGACGAGCCTCATAAGCATCAATCAGATCTCCTGGCTGAGCGCTAGACTTCTTCACACGGAGCTGAGAATAGAGACCTTTGCCCATATAAGGTTATTTCTTTTTTGCTTTCTTAACGGTTTTCATGACTTTTTTAATCATCTTCATATCTTCTTTTTTATCGCTATGCTTAGCCATTTTTTTAGATTTCATCTTCATAAAATAATGTTAAAAACGTAAATACGTTGTTGTACGTATGAAGTGAGGAGACGATTCACACGCGCAACACACCGCTACGCGAGTCTGCTGAGCTTATCAAGCCTTACAGCCGTGAGCGTTGAAGCTCAGCCCTCTCGGGCTTCCCAACAACGTCTATACGCTTTATTACGCATAACAGAGCACTAATTTCGTTTTTCGTCAATAGATGATTTTAAAAATGTAAAGCCGCCTTTACATCCCAGAAATAAAGACAAAAACAAAATAACGTACTAAGTTAGTACGTTAATACGCTTAAGTCGCGAAGGTCGTTCAATGCGTTCAAGTCGTGAGAATCGTGAGAATCGTCCAAATCGTGAGAATCGTCCAAATCGTGAGAATCGTCCAAATCGTGAGAATCGTCCAAATCGTGAGAATCGTCCAAATCGTGAGAATCATGAGAATCACTACACTACATCCTAGTACTCTACGTACTCACATACGTACCATACGAGCAATACGATAAGATACGATGCTATACGCTCTAGTACGATAGCGATACGTTGTGTGCGTATACATACGTTATATACGTATATACGTATATAACGTTAATACGTATAGACGATAGCGATACGTATCATACGATGCGATACGCATATACGTTATAACGTTATAATACGCTATATAACGTATATATACGTATACACGTACATAATACGTATTATCTTTATTTCATTTTATCTTTCGGGCGCTTTAATGCCCTGCTAAATCTTGGCTAATCTTACGTTAATTAACGTTATGTGGCGAGTTATCCACATCTGACTAGACAAGCCTGCGCAAGCTTGGTAGTATATATACATCGAGAGCAGCTTAGCTCTCAGAACATAACGAATATGAGACCATTCTCTTCTTACTACGAAGAATTTCTTTTACAAAAAATCAAAGTCAAAAACCAAATTGAAAAGATTGAACGCGTAATGAACGAAACCGATCTAATCACTGGTACACTTATCGCAAAAAAATACTGGCGTTTAAAAATAGAACTTAGTTATCTGGAAGACGCTATGGCTTTAATTCGTGGTTAATCTTCCTCTACTCCATCCCTATGAACAACTTACAAGCTCAATACGACGTACTATCCCACCAAATCAACAGCACTACCAACCAACAGGTACAAGATGAACTCGTCGAACAACAAGAACGCCTCTGTGCCGAGGCTGATGAACAAGGATTAACGATCACACTCTAACATCTCTACTCCGCCCCTCACTCTGTGGGGAGCGGGAATAGGGAGCTCTAGCTCTCCGGCCTGACCACTCAGGCCACCACGATTCCGGCGCTTGCCGGGACGAAAAAAAATAGTATGTACAAACTCAACGGACAAGAGATGACGAAGGAACAGGTAGAGGTATATGCCGAAGCGCACGGTAAGCATATCGACTGGGACAACGTTATCATCGAAGATGAAGGCGAGCTCGTCGAAGCTGAGATCATCAACCCCGAGAACGACCAAAAGACCACCTACGCGATCATCCGCGCCGAAGACGAAGCGTACGAAGATGCCAAAATACAGCTCACACTCACAAGCCGCTACCATGACTGGCACAACACCGTCGCCGACAAGCTCGCCGAGAACATCCAGACATACCAGGAGGAGAAGGAGAAGCTCGAAGATGGTGACGAACTGCCTTACTATGCTGAGATCAAGGACGATCTGATCGAAGAATACAATAAGCTCGTCGCGATCATTAACGAGTATGGAGACATGTCGTCGATCACGCGCGAAGCTATCGAAGCCGGTGAGGTTGAACCAGATTCGATCGGATTCCCTCTCTAGTATGCCCACCATGACGATCAACGGTCGGGAGTGCCATGTGCACTTCCGACCGAATCCGGAGGTAAATAAGCGCGACTACATCCCCGAGCTGGCCGAGTTGTTCATCGAAGATGAATACGTGACATTCTTCCCGGTGTATCTGTATTGGCACGATGACACTGATGATCCAGAGTGTACTGGCGAGGTTATAACCGCTACACTGAGCGAAGCGCGCGAACGCGCTGCTAAAAAACTAATTTCTGAAAATGTTTAAAAAAATATGAGACTTCTTGAAAAAGCCAAAGCCGCCTCGGCGGATAAAGATCTGTACCCAGCAGACGAAGAGATGATCGAAGTTGCTCTTGCATGGGTGCATGGAGAAGTAAGTCTGCGACAGGTCGCCCACGCCCTTACGGACGGAAAAAGTAAAAAAACTACTAACGGATTTAAGTATACAGTCTACGCTCGAATCGCCTGCGCTCTCCGCCAGTACATCATCGACAAAAAACTCTAAAATCTTATGCTCTGCTCCAGTATCGAACATGTCTTAATTGTAGCGATTAAGGCGACGGCGGTTGTTCTCGTAGTTTACTTCATTTTTCGCGACGATTCCAAAAAATAGCCACCTACTTCCCCATTCAGCAACAAGCTGGGTGGGGAGAATAGGGAGCGATTAGCACCCAACACTCAATCAATATGGAACAAATTCTTTTTAACCTAGCAAATATCCACTTAATGAATTTTTGCAAAGAAAATAATATAGATTGTAGCGGTTCACACGTACAAAAATTAAAACGAAAATTTAACTATAATCTTTTGTCGAGCTCAAACGAACTTATCGCCTCTATTACATTTCATAAAAATCAAATTCCTACCTACCAATTAGCTAAATAAATATGCCTTGCCGAACTTGCATCAAATTCCATCTTTCAAGCCATGTAATAGAACCCAAGAACTATGCGTCAGAACTCGCTAAGCTAAGCCATAAAAGCTCACCGCGCAATCCCAAGCTTTGCGCTGAATGGGGCAAGCGCGGTGTTGCCGCTAAGCGTAAAAAACAAGAAGAAAAAGCTTATAGAGAGGCTCAGCTAATTGCTGAGTATGTCAAAAAACCAAGCCCGGTGTAAGGCTTGGTTTTTGTGTTGCAGGCGCTTATAACATGCAACAGTGTTTCGTTGGCTGATACGGCTAATGCCAATAAATAATAACTATTTCAGCTACTTGTAGGCACGTCAAGCCCAACTCTCGCCACATCTTTACTACCTTATTGCGGTCGTCGAGCACACACAGCACGTTATATTTGTCCCGTATGTGATTATCAAATATCTCGCGCTTAATGACCGTATCAGGGCGGTTATCGCCTTTCGGGCGCATAAATAAATAGTTATAAGGTATATTGTGGTTATTAAGCCATATTCGCGTCTCCATCTCACAAATTGAATCACGGCCAGAGACAAGCACTACAACTACATTTTGCTGCTCAACAAGCATTCTGAGCACCCTAATAATTTTAAGTATTGGCTTATCGTTAAAGACCTTACCCCAATCATACGCATTCCTATTGCCCTTCTCTGCTAATGTCCCGTCAATATCACAAATCACTACTGTTGGTCTTCCTGGCACATCAGCGTAGAGCTCTATAACAGGCTTGGGCGGCCAATTGAACGACCGCGCCATATCGCGTATCACCTTCTCGCCAACATGATCGCGCCCCGTACGTAGGGCGTCACGGCGGATACATTCTTCAACAGGAGTATCAAACGTTTTGACCTCCACTGTATCAGGCAAGTCTACTAATATTCGTATGCCGCTTTCATGTTTTAAAGATAGGTTTGTGTCGTCGATAATAATATTTTGACCTTGTCGCAAAAAGTAGCTCATCATTTCGTCGCGCTGTCTGAGTATGTGCGACTCGTTTTCTTTCGACCATTTCCCGTCATCAAGCATGTTGCGCAAATCATCTTTGTTGATTCGTTTCCATTTCCCCGGTTCTTTCTCCATCAGTTCTCGAGCATAGGTGCTTTTGCCGCTGGCAGGGAGACCTTTGAGTATTAAGACTTTGGGCATATTACCAGTATAACTTTCTAACTTTGAGTAAAAATTCGTTGACCGCTTCCATGTTCGTTTGTTTATTTGGATTTTGTTTGTATGCTTCACGCACGTTTTTTTCCCATTTTCGACAATGGTCTATTACTTCGCCATAACCACTATAATTGCCCTCCTTAAAACGGCGTATAGTTCCTCCTACAGGCGTATCTGCTACTCGGATGGTGAAGGTGCCTGTTGTGAGCAGTTCCCACGCGTTGTAGAGCGTCCTGGCGTATGCAGCGGCGTATTTAGCAGGTCGGACGTCCTTGTCGTCAAGAAACTTTTTCATTTGGTTGTGGCCATAACCGATAAAAGCGTTCATCACGGCAGTGCTATTCCAAACTTGAGGGAACAGGTCTTGAAGTTCAAGGCCGAGTACTTCTTCTTTAGACAAATCAACGCTTTCATCTATGGGAAATTCTTTCCAAGGAGCAAGAAACACCTCTAAGATCGTCGGGTTGCACTTCGTCGCCAAATGCAAGAAGTGCCCCAATTCCCACGACGTATCGTCTTCTTTTCCCTCGATCCACTGCGTGGTCGTGTGTTTGCTTCCGAGCGATAATATTTCTTTCGTCGGTACGACAAACACGCCGCGATAATCGAAGTCACTTTCTGGTGTTGCCAAACCATGTGCTTGTGAACCAACCAAAACTTTTAAAATAGTTTCCATAGTTTAAACGTTAGAACTTTCTAAATCTTCTGCTCCTTCATCGAGCATTTTTGTTTCGTATTCAAGAAACTTTCTTGACTTCGCTTTCAAAATATATGGCACAGCGCGGTCAACACGGACACACACACCCTCATCAACAGATTCAGGGGACGATAAGGTTAAACACCTACTATATTTCTGTCGAGAAAACTCTTTTGATCCATCCATGTGTTCAATCGGCCAAAAAATCGAATCTCCCAAACGGCATTCAAGGTAATGCTCTATTTTTAGAGCAGAATGAGTTCCCTTCCATATTTCTGGGACGTGTTTCAAACCTCGGTTCGTACAGAACTCCTTCACCGCATTCCATGATAAGTCTGTTATCAAACCTTTTTCATTCACGAACGCCACGCGATAAATATACAGGGCGCACTCTTTCGGTGGTAGGTGGTACGTATAGCCTTTCTGAATCGGTTTACCTTCGGGCGTGAAACCGATCAATTCTCCATACAATACAAACCCTTCAGGGATAAGCCCTTTAAGCTTTTGCCCCTCGTGTGTCCATAGATCAGAATCATAGTAGTGATTTTGTAGCGGATTGTTTGCGTCTTTAATTACTCGTTTGCTTCCGAAAACATAGTCGTATTCTGTTTCTCGCACTCGCACTCCCAAAAATCTCCCAATCTTATCTCGTATTGTAAGCCTTCGAGCAACGAGCGCATTTGCGACGCGGATACTTGTACCGTGCAATTTTTGCGTAACAATAACTTCTTCGTGGGGCGCGATCTTGTCGGAGTTTTTGAAATAGTTTTCCGTGTCATAGTGTTCAGGAATGAACTTAATGTCAACACGCTTAAATTTCTCTTGTTTTAGCATGTTCGGATTGCCTTTCTCGCGTCGAAACACTTCATATTTCTTGCAGATTTCCTGCCCTTCGAGCGCGTCAAACTCCATACCTTCTTTGAACTCCTTCTCTTTGATACCGAGATAGGAAAGACTGCTGAGCGGCATGAATAAGGCGTTTGAGACATGCCCGCGAAACTTAATCGCCCGAACACGCCGAGAGTCCTCAATGTACCCTTTAGCTGTTTTATCGCGGTTATTTTCAGCATGACGGTACATGTTGTTTTCGATGCAATATGCTTCTGATAATTGTGTCTCAGCAGGGAAAACAATACCAAGCGTACCGATTTCTATATGCTTGCTAATAATGGCTTGATAACCAAATATCGTTGTACCGACTACGTTGTCGCACCCCGCCAAATCAAGTTTATTTTTGATAGCGACAACTGTAGCACAATAGTTAGGGTTTAAAGGTTTGTTGACCTTCATAGCGTTTTCTTTATTTCTTCTGAACAAACTAAATAAAACTTTTTACAGTGCTCAACGCACATAGTGCACACTGCCCCATGCGGCGGGTTGCTACAAGTGCGCACAGAACAACACACGACTTTTATTCTTTTTTTTGCCATATTATTTCATCTATTTTTTTAAGGTTCGATTTACGTTTTGCAGGACAAAATCTGCGCAATTTTTTGCAGTGCCATTCACACAAAGCACACACCGCAAAATGCGCGACCTCTTCGCAAATTAAAACCGTACATTTTTCGTACATATCACATTGTTAAAGCACGGTACTTACCAATAAGCATTGCTAGGTCGTCAACTCTCTTGACCCTATGACCTTCGCCCGAATATTCTTTTTCAGAATCATCAATGTATACAACAAATATTTGTTTGTTCGGTAAGGCTATTTCGACCTCCCTATCTCCGTAAAAATCTAAATACCCTCTTTGTTTTAGATTTGTTAAATATTTTTTGCAAGCCTCTAAAACGCTCTTTGTTTGTTCTGGTTCTTTTTCGATTACGTTACCATCAAAATCTTGCCTGTGTGTCCCGAAAGTTTTGGCCATAAAATTAAAAAATAATATCAATGATTATACATGGTTCACCGCTCGTGTAGTTTTTAGTAACAGTTGCTTTGTGAATTTGGCAATCATCCTTGTAGACGATTCCGTTCAACGCGTCACCTGAGATTTTGTGGTAATTGTCCCAGTCCCTACGTCGTTTATCATTGAAAAACAGATTGATCACGAGTTCGATATGATCATGCTCAATCGGTTTCTCCCTCCATTGCGTTAATGCTTGTTTTTGATAGTTTGTTTTAGTCTCTTGGCCGTTTTTGGTCATGTACATGCCGTAACGACTGAAACGATAGAGCGTGTTCGTTGAACACAGCTTACCATTGAGTAGTATGGTTTTTTGCATGTGAAAGTTTTAAAAAAGGTAGTTTTACAGATCTACCAACTGTTGTTATTTACGCCGTACCATCAGGACTAAGCGTAGGCCTTCCATTACGCTCTGAGAGCTCGATAGGGGACGTAGCGGTATGAACTACCTTACTCGATACCCACCAGAGCTCTCTACAGCCCGTACAGCGCATTTTAGACTCGTGTCCGTGAATACCAACCCGATCTACCCCCTCTAGTGGGATGAACGGCTTCTCTTCCTGGCAGAACGGACATATGATCAGCGGGACAAAGGCGATGAGCGACATAGTTTCCTCCTTACAGGTTATCAAGGCTTAATCTTTATCAGACATTTAGGGCAAAAAATAAACGATCCAGATTCATCGATACCAACACATAAACGTGTTTTACACACAGAGTCCTTTAGACGGATTAAAAAACCGTTTTCATCATAGTATTCTCCCACTTCTCCTCGATCCTCCCACCCATTCGGTACGCGTTTTTTCCACCACAGATGACCGACGGTTATATAGTATGGGAAGCCATAGTGAGCTGACCACGAACTTGTTTGGTACTCGATTACCTCACACATTTTTTCGCACTTCATACACTTGGCTGCGATAGGGGAATCACAGCAGTTTGATTTGATAGGCATATGTTTTTTTATCTAAAACTCAATTTTTTTTAGTCTCTTTCACATCACAATATTGTGGGGTGTTAAACATACTATGTTCATCAAGGCCACACCAGGCGCATTCTTCATGTTCCCAACCATCATTTTTTTCTATCCAACAATGGCTTTTTTCCATCTTAGTTTTTTCCTCAGAAGATAGTTGAGCTTTAAGATTTTTATCGTATCGGTTTTGTCTCCTAACCCAATTTTCATCTGAGCTATTTTTACCTTCACGCCAAGCATCGTCTATTTTTCCTTCGATCACACTGTCCAGATCAGGATTTCCGACCAATGCTTTTAGTTCTTTTTTAAATTGTTCGAGTTTTTGCATAAAATTTACTTTAAAATTTCCCACAAATACTCCTCAATCTTTTGGTAGGCGGTGGCCGCATCTAAATCGCAAATAAAGTTTATCAGCTGATTTTTAATGATGAATGGTGGGTATTCTTTTTCGCCAAGAACAACTTTCAAATTCCTCAACACATCCTCCACCTGCCAGGCGGGGCAGATCAAATCCGGTTTCTTTCGTCTTACCTGTGTAAATTCTCTATGTTTTTCAACCCACCAAATCTCTTCATGGCACGCAACACTTACTGAATCATCATAGAATTTATAGTACCCATAATGCCCCTCAAATTCTAGCGCGAGGGAGGAGAGGTGTTGGGAAAGTTCTTTTGAGAACGTTTGAACATCCATAATTATGATTTTTTATTTTCTAAATCTCGCAATCTCTTTTCAACCTCTAACATGAATTCATTCAGTTTCGCAAAATTGATCCCGTAACTATGGGCAGAGTTTTTACACAGAGCGTCCCCTACATGCTGAGCATTACGGAGAAAAGCTATTTCTTTTTCGATTTCTTGTTGTGGTTGGTGGGTCATAAAGTTTCAGTAAGACGTTGAATTAGTTTTTTTACGTCGTTTTTTTCGTAGATTGCAAAAAGCTGTTTATCGTCAAAAAGTCCTTCTCGACCAGAATATTCAAAATCCACAGTATGGCTAAATCCTTTTTCCATCTCTTGGCAACATTTAAAAAATTCTTCGCTACTACTATGTTCTACCGATCCAATGAGATCAGAGACAGAGAAATCAGGATAATCTGGCTCAGGATCGCTATCCTTGATATAAAGACCTCTGAAGACACAGGGCTCATAATAAGAGAAAACTGTTCCAGCTGGAAGCCCCACTAACTGTTTACGTGATACGATTTTCATACCGGACGTTTAAAGAATAACGTAATGTAATATCGATCGACTATTCCAGGTAAAGTACTTGTCAACTCCCAACCTTCTTTTTCCTCTGCTTTTACTATTTCTTCGATATCCTTAAAATCGCACAAAAGCATCCAATGTTCAAACCGTTGTTTGTGTTTTTTAGGCATAACTTTAGTTAGTGCTTTAGCAAGTGACGGTATCCCTTTCTTTTTAAGGAATTTTCTGATGTCTTCTCTAGGTTTTTTGAGTGTTTTTGGGGTCATATCAAGCCTAAGAGTTTAAGAATAATTAGACAAATTACTCCCGTACCTGTTAATGCGATTGTGTCTACTGTCTTCTGTTTCATACACTCAACATCTTATCCAAGGCCTCCCAGATATGGCGTTTATAAAGCGTACCGTAGACAGAACATGCTTTAGTTCGTTCACCTCGTGGCACATCTCCACATCGTAAACACCATGGTTTTTGGAGCCTCTTCTCTTTCTTTGTGACCAGTTTAGCGCGCACGGATTCGTAGTGGGGGTTAGGGGGCATATTAGACAGCATTAAGAAGATACTCTCCTAAAGCAAGAACAACCAAAATATATAAAATAATCCCTAACATTCCTAAAATTTGAATTATTGTTGCTGGCATACTTTCTCCATTATCCCTCCCTCTGCTCAGGTGCAGGGGATGGGGGTGAGTTAAGAATTTTTTTCATATTCATTCATCTTCTTTCTTTTTATCTCATTACGCTTTTTAATTTCATCATTCAAATATCCAGGAATATAAGTAAAAAGATAATCTACACGCTCATCAGGAGTTTTAAGAACTAATACTTGCGCATGATGTTTCCAAGCGTCTTCATACCTATATGATTCGATCATCCTCGCGGGTATCGGTTTAGCAACAAAGTTTAAGTCTGGACGTACAAGTATCTCTATTTGGGGAAATATCGAGAAAAACGATTTCAAAAACTCGATATCTAAGAATTCTTTTGTATCTAGATTAAATAAAGTATGTTTGGTAAGTTCTATAGCCGTCTCTAAATCACTAAATTCTCGTTTATAAAGATACTCCATTGCTTCTCGTTGCTGACTAAACCAAAATCTCTGCCAGCCATTTTTTAAAGCAAATATTTCAATTGCTTGTATCTTGTCTCGGTTAATGGTCATAGAGTATCTAGGTTATTTAAGAATTCTATAGGTGAGATTGTCCATTTAGGTTCAATCATGTCTTCGTCGTTTTTTGGTTCTTTGGACATATAGCTAGTTTAGTATGGTTTAGTATTTTTTAATAAACTGTATTAACTTTGATATATACTATCTTTTTTTATTTCAATTTTTTCTAACAATTCCATTTTTTCTGAAAGTTCGATTAAACCAGTAATATCAATCGGTTGTCCTGGTTTTGGGTATTTTGGTTTTAGAAGTTTGTAGAGTTGTTTTTCTTCTTTGGTCATACATTAGTGTTAAGTATCTCAGTGGAGGCGGTAAGGAATTGTCTCGTTTACGAGCATGGTCACCTTACGAGGCCACCATCTTGTTCAAGGATGGAATTTCTGGCCGAACTGCGGCTATCTGCTCCGCTGACGCCTCCATTGAGATACCTAGAGCATCAACCGAGAATCGAACTCGGGATAAAGGTTTTGCAGACCCTTGCCTTACCACTTGGCCATTGATGCGTACTTTAAGCGCCTCAGCCGAACAATACGTCGTTTCCGCTTCCTTCCCGGGAGGTACGAAAGGGGCAAGATGCCCACCACGTATTGTCGACTGAAACGCCTAAGCGCTTTGGTGGGGGTGGCAAGGATTTGACGAGGGTATAAACCTTGACAAAGGTTCCGGCTTGGTCAACTAGAGCTCTAGCCACCGCATACGGATCAGTTTTTACTCGTATAGTCACCTTGCATGGTTCAATCACGCTTGTACTTTTTCAGTGTGCGCAACACCGTGAACCTTCCTCCGCTTCCGTGAAGCGTCTACTCTATTTCCGCCACATCCCCACCAAAGCGCTTAGGCTTTGGGCTTGGTTATTCTTTATTTAAAGAATTATTCTGATTCTTTGCCTCCTCCTCCATCTTTTTAATCACACTCCAATCTCCCGCCATGATCTTAGTGACTTTTTCTTGGACCGCTTTTAAGGCTTCATTTTTCTTTTTTGTTTCATCTTCTAGTTTTTTAATCTCTAGCATAAGCCCGTTTTGACGCTGGAATAATCCATATACCAAATTTTAAATATATTTTTCTCAATCATTTAAAAACTGGTCTGAAGTTCTCTGAACGATTACAGAGAGGTCAATCTTTTGTTTTAATTGTTCTTCGGTTGTGGTGATTGTTTGAGTATCCATAAAAAAATTATATATAAAATTATTTCTCCTTCCTCCCCATCGTCTCAATCAGCTTTTGTCTATAGAGGTTGGCTTCGTCTACGGTGCGGGCGTAGTTTCCAATAAGAAGATTAAACCTGTCTACTTGATCATCACCAAATTCTTTGTGCCATCTTTGACCGTCAGCAGCTATATAAAAGTAATTCGATCCTCCAGTCGGCACCCAAGGCTCTTCGAGAAGAGACCAGCCAGTTAATTTAAGCGATTCTTTAGTCTGGTATCCGATATAGGAGCTGTTAATTTCGTTTAAAAACACGATTTCACCACACACACCAAATATCTTCCGTTTCTGGCCATCTTTATTAACTAAGAATTGTCCTGGTTGCATAAAAGTTATTTAGATAATGCAGAGATAACTTCCTCTAATTGTTTAATCTTAGAGGGAAATTTAGAATGGCTTTTAGGATCGTTTGTAAGATCATTTAGTTCATTTTGTGCCTCTTCCAAAGTATAAACAACGCAACCTCTACCATAAGCATTTGATCCTGTGTAAACCCCATCTCTGAACGCTTCGCGTTCTTGGATTGAATCGAACTCCTTAATTTCACCATTGTATTCTCCAAATATTAAAGCTAATTTATATTTTGGCATATCACTTAGATTTAAGTTTTTTAAAGACCTGTATAAAAAACAAATTTCTTCAAAAACCAACCGACTAAGAAAATTTTAAAGAGCATATAATTTTTAGAAATATTTAGCAAAAGCATTTCTCATTTTTAGACCACTTTTAACCTCGTACAAGATTCTTTCGGCGTTCTTTGATCCAGGGTGTGTGTCGCAATATTCTTGTAAACCACGGATCATGCTTAGACGGCCACGAGCTAAATATTTTACCTGTTCTTCGGGGGTGCGCTGATCAAGATTGTTCGGGATTTCGTCTGGGAGTTTTGGATACTTCGTCGGAATTTGGTTTGGATATTGTGCGTAAAAATCTTCTAAAGTAATGATTTTTTTACAGGAGCTAAAATGGATTATCCCCAGTCTTTTGTTTTGGTAGCTAGTTTTTCCGCTCCCGCTTAGCTGCCAAATTTCATCGTGTTCTGGAGTGGTAAGAAAAATTTTTGAACCGTCAAAATCAATTATGACGTGAGTAAAAACTAAGTTTGAAAGATTATTCATATTCGAGCTCAGAAATAAATACTTTATTTTTTTTCTGCGTGCTTTCTACTACCCTCGACTTGTAAAATGCCTCTAGCTTGGAATACTTATTTTTTAAATCAACTGCAGTAGTTATCGACGGCGCATAGGGCTGCCCATGCGCGGCTTTCGCCGCCGCTGCAGCGCTGAGCGCCCGATCTAACCCTACTTGATCAATTAAATTTTGAGCTGCCTTACGTTCAGTTAAGTTGGCAAAGTTCAACAGAGGGTTTATCTCGTAGAGAATCTTCAAAACCTGGTTAACTTCATCAGCTGACTTTGGAGCATTTTCAACTTCGTTTTTGTCGTTTTGCAATTTATTAACGTTAGTTAATAAATTATAACTAAGTGACTGTGGTTCCTTAATAGGCTCCCTAATAGGGACTCGGCAAGGACTCGGCTCCGAGTTCACAATAGGGACTCGGCTTTCTTGCTTCCACGCCGATTTGTCCAGAAGGTAATACACGTTGTTAACCTGCTTGCCGCATTCGTCTTTAGTGCGTTCTACTTCGATTATTCCAGCCTCTTCAAGAGTCTTTAGCCCAGAAATTATTGTGTTTTTGCTTACTCCCATTTTTTTGGCAAGGGAAGTGATCTTCGGAAAGCAAGCTTGATCTCTTCCTGCGAACCTACAGAGCGCCATATACGCTACGGTGGCCTTCCAACCGCATATTTCAGCGAAGGAATCGACGTACTCATCGTCGATGAAAAACTTCTGAACGTTACGACTGTCAATAATCCTGATAGTGGACATAGCTTAAAGCTTTAAATTTCCCTCCTAAACTTCGATAAGAGCCTCGCAATGACGATCGATGAGGAAAGGTGTCATCCCCTGTCGTTTAATCGTTCCTACGAGCTC